GGGATAAAAACAAAAGGAAGGCTAGGTATTGCTTTCCTTTTGTCTAATAAATTGTAATTCTTTTACTCGGTTTGCCCATTCTTCATCACTGAGGCTGTCAGGGTCAATATGAAAATAGTACCGTAATTGCGCATTGGTTATACGTAGCCATTCTGCTTTTTCATCAACTATTTTCGCAGCCTCTAAAGCTTTTCCAGCTTAGACTCTTTGATATTTAAAATAGCAGCTATTTGCCCGGATGCTCCCATAAAATAAGAGTCCTTGGTTTGTATTTCTTGATCACCGGCCAACCAGCAAGTTTTTAATAAATACTCATTGAACTTTATAGAAGATGTTTTTGCAACTTGAGAAGCGTATTCAAACTCTTTACGGGTTGGACTTCTTAAATAAGCAAGCTTGTCTTCAACAGTAATTTTAAAAACGCCTTCGTGAGCTTTTTTCCAAGCTTCAATTTGTTCTTTAGTGATTTGCTTTTCCATAGCTTAAACCTGATTTTTAATGTTAAGGCAGATAAATGGCAGGGTTATTTCCTGAAATTTGTCGCCTTGTTTAAATTCTTTTGCAGCTTCTGTAAATCGGACACCTGAGGCACGATCACTTAATAAAGCATCCCCATCAGCTGGATTCCCATAAGAAAACAATCCGTCCAAGGCCAGGGCAAGAACACTACCTTTTCCGGCTTTCACCAGTTTTTCATATCCACTTCGCAACATGGTGATTTCACCTTCATATGCAATGTTTCCACTTTGAATGCTGTGAGGGTTCCTGCCTTTTGCATACACAGCTTCACGTTCTATTTTTTCGGTATATTTTACCGCTCGAATCTCGGTGATATCTTTTCCGCCTAAAATCAGGGTTAGGTCTGCCCATTCGTATTCTCTACTATTAAACATAATTATTAGTTGTTAAGTGAAACATCGTACCCCAATAATACATCAAACCAACGTGCATATCCTTTAGGCCTTACCTTTAGGGAAAGCTCGATACGGTTGGTTGTTGCTACGTTCAATGTTGTATTGAATTTAGCGATCACACCTTTATCGTCTTTATTGGACTGGTCTCTTGAAAGCTCCCCAGTGGAAGTCATTTGGTTAAAAATTGCCCTTTCGATATTGCCTTCAATAGTTTTGGCATAAAAAGGGGAAATGGTCCCATCGTTGTTCAGGTCAAAATCTGCCAATATTTCTTCACTGGCAATATTATGCGCAACCCGGTAAGCCTTATCTATTACCCTCCTACGGGTTATTTGACGGTAGTCATCATCTATACTAGTTGCCAAAGGATCATCACTGATATAATAGCCTGCTTTGCGTTCATGTGTCCGGAAGGTGATATAACCTTTATTGTGCAAGGCTGCTACATCGTAGAGCTCCACCTTTTCATCTACAATAAAAGCGGTCAAAGTTGCCAATGCACCCCTTTTTACGGCTCCGGGATTCTCTTGAACTGGAATCATTGCCAATCTTCCGGCAAGCACTCCTGAAGCAGCTCCTAATGTAACCGGGTCAACGCTGCCTTTTTCGGTATCACCTATAAAGATCCCTACACGGTTGTCTTCACCTAGTAATAGATCTGTAAGACCTATGGCATCCCCATCAAAAGCAAAACCTTCAAGGATCACAAATAGTGGGGTGTATTTATTTTTGGTATAATTTACCGCCAGTAATTGGGCTTTTTGTTGTGCTAAGGCCACATCGTCATCCAACCCGGCTACAACAACCGGAACAAATGGAGCTACAGGATTGTAACAGGTGAACAATGCATTAAGCCGACCATTTGAAACATCCAGCAACTTTTCTGCTGGAGCTTTCCCGGTAACTACATCTGCGGTGAACCAATCACTTGGTTTGTCGGCTTTGGGGAAACCCATTAACCAGAGTTCAGCACCTTCACCCGCTTCTTCATAGAACTCTTTTAGCCACTTATACAGTTGGTAATTGTCCAAATCTGGCAGAATTCCCAATGCGGCCACATCGGCCATACCTTTTAGGGTATATTCCTTTTCCAGTTCGAATTTATCAACAACAGCAACTGCCGAGGCCAACAAACCAAATACACCGTCGGCAGTAGATACTACGGTATCTATATTGCCATTGTCAAATTTTATATCTAATCCTGGTAACATATATTACTCTTTTTCTTTGTTGATCACTTCATTTGAAGCTTCAATGGCCTCAATACGTGCTTTACCGGCTGCAATTACAGATTTAGCGGTTTCCTCTTTCAAGGCTTCTTCAACCCCTGCAACGGTCTCCATTTTTTCAATGGCTTCAATTCTAAGTTTTGCCTTTTGCATTGGGGTCAATCCTTCTGGCTTGGAATCTTTCGTGGATTTGGAAGCACCTGCTTTTTTAACAGGTTCATCAGCTTCAACTTCCGCAGGCCTTTTTACCGTTTTCACAGCTTTATCTTTTAAAGTTCTGGAGAATGTTTTGGCATCGTGTTCCTGAAAGAACTTTGTCCCATCAGAGGTTTCATAATACTTCTCCAATTTCGGGTGTGATTTGAATACGCATGGTTTTTTCATTTTTATGAAATTTTAGGTTTGTAAATAAATAATGCCACTTTAATGCCCAGGATCAATAGTGCAATACCACCTATCCAGGCAAGTGTTTTTATATACCAGGGAACATATTTGACCTGTTCCGGAGGCAGGGTAATTACCGTGTCAGTTTTACGATCGCGAAATGTTGATATAATGCTATCCTTCAGCTTAAGTTGAAGCTCCAGCGAATCACAAGTGGCATTAGCGTAAATGATTTCATCCTTTTTATATAGTTCAACTTTTGCATTTCCGTTGGTCTTCGTCAGGGGTGTTTCATTTAGGTCTTTTTCGGCTACCGAAACTCCCACCTTATAAAATGGCAGGTTGATAATAGTATCCCTAATATTTACTTTACGCTCAACGTGGGTACTGTCAAGAATGCTTACCGTATTGGTGATTGGTCGCCTTCCGCAGGAGACTATCAAAAAACAGGCGAGTAGGATTAATAAGTACTTCATTAAATCGATTTTAATTGAAAGTGCATTCCGTCCCTTTTTGACCAGGTACCACCCCATTCAAATCCGGCATCAGTGAAGCATTTTACCACTTTCAAAGACATTTGAGGCTTTGCCCCAAAGCGGTTCCAGGCTGCGTTAAAGTCTACGGCAATTGCCCAGCTGTGCAGGGAGTATGTAGAGCCGCCTCTTTTCTTTCTAATATTGAAGCAACCGTCCCAGGACTTAATATGACAAGCCAAATCCCTATCAATAACATTCTGAAAAGCTTGCTCTAGTGGCTCAACAATGTCCTTATTACAATAAAGCCGGTTAGGCAATTCTGGGATTCCTGCATTAATATCGGTAGGGATGTCCCAGAGAACCATTTCCTTTCGCTCCATGTGAATGTCCGGGGTTCCATATTTTTTAGTACAATCTGCGCTCGTAACCATAGCTATTCCTTTTTGCCGTTTAACTGTTTGTACTTTTTAAGCTCTACCAATAATTCTTTATTGGTTTCCATCAATTGCATATTCGTGTTAGAAAGCTCCCTATTGGTTTGCATCAACTTTACAAATCGATCTTCCAACTTCATGAGTTCGGAGATTGCATTGTCTAACCTTATAGCCATGTCGTCAAGTAATGATCTGTAATAGTCAGCTGATTTTATTTCATTGTCGATTCCTGAGGACTTCAAATCCATTTTATATCTGGATCTTGAAAAGAACCAGGTAATAAGTGCCGTAAAAAACAGCATCAGTATCTGGATAATTGGTGATAGGAGGTAATCGAGCATGTTAATTTATATTTTATAGATTCCGGCTATCTGGCGAAGGATAGCCGGATGGTTGGGGTATTATACTATAGCAGCAATGTGCTTGTTTTGGTAAGGCACTGCAATAAAGTAGTGTCTGTACGATAGGTCATTAGTTTGGGTCGCAGGGTTGTTTTTGGCCTCGGCAAAGTATTGCTTGGTCAAGCCTGTTTTTTTACCAATTTTCTCTTTTACAAAACACACCGATGCAACGGTATCTCCGGCTTCCACAATGGCACCGTAAGCTTTTTTCACTTTCAAAGAAGTGTAAAGTGGCATTACCGGGTATTTGTGCAACTCAAAGTCGGAGATAAAAGGAGCTGGCTTTCCTTTTGCATAATCTACCAATTGATTACCGAAGTTTTTACGGTCTAACAATAGATCGTTCCAGTGGTTTGTACATAAAACCAATCTTCGCCCTTCCTCGGCCATTCCGGCTTTATCACAGGCATCTTTAAAGGCCACAAGGTCTTCATAGGTTAAGCGTTTCCTTCCTGATGGATCAGTCAAGGCAGCAGCTCCACCGGTTGCAGCCATTACAGGAGTATCTACGGTAACAGCGGCAGGGGCAATTGAATGAATTGCTTTTTTGTATTTAGAAGACATAATGCTTCTGACCAGGGATTTTGTAACCACATCGATTTTGTCATAAGAGGCACCAATAATTTGGTCGTCACTTAAGGTCACTACCTTAGTTTGGTATTTGTCCAAGGTAATTTCGATAGTACCATCTGCATACGTTTGCACTGCAATTGGATAAGTGGTGTTGTTGATCAATACATCAACTTCAAATTCAGTGCTTGGCACATAAATTTTGTTTTGCTCACTTAATTGCCCCTGGTTGATTTGGACAACGCTTGCTGCGATTTCTGCAATCCCATTCAAAAAGGGTGCAACATCACTATTATCTAGGTTTTGGATAATACGTCCTAACCATATTTCTGGAAAATTTGCTGGCATTTTATTAGTTATTAATGGTGAATAATTTCTTGTACTGGTCGGGTTGTGTCGATTTAAAGCTCAACTGTGCTTCTAAGGTTAACTTCTGAAAGTCTTCAGCTGTTTTGACCTCGCTTTCAGTTCCATCGTTATTCTTGATGGTCGCTGCAAAAGTCTTTTTAACTGGTATTGAAGCCAATGTTGAAGTCAACAATTCAGGGTTTGCAATACCTAGGTTTACAAACTGCTCTTTTTTCTCTGCTGAAATTTGCCCAGCAGTCACGGCATTATCAACCTGTAAGTTGACAGCTGTTAATTTCGAAGCTTCTTCAGCTTCCAATTTGGCAGAGAGTTTTAACTCAGCTGCTTTTTTCTCGGCATCCAAGCCTACGATTTTTGCGCTTAGCTCGGCTGATTCCATTTCTGTGTCAGCTGTAAAACCTAATATCAAGGCAGCAACTGCGGTTAATTTAATTTTACTCATATTCTCGTTTTCTGGGTTTTTAGGTGTAATAAATTCAGTTTCCGGTTCGGTTGGGATGGCAGATAAACAAAGCTTTTGTACCTCTTCATCTGTCATTAATGTTTTACCGTCTTGATGATATAAGTGTATGCTATTGGCATTACTGGGAACAGCTACTATGCTCACTTCATATAGTTCACATTTTTCAAGGATCAGTTGACCGGCCACATACTTTAAATCAGCATGGTTAAATGTGATTCCCATAGAACAGCCTCGTATAAAATCCCGTTCTACCTTTCCGGCAATTTTGGTAGCTGCTTCATCATCCATATCAAATACGGGAAGACCGCTTAAAAGACCTTCTTTATTTTCAAAACCTTCCCAACGTCCAATAACACTATGGTTGCTGTTCCAATGGCTATCCAACATTACAGGATTCTTAGCGAACCTTTCAAGACCTATCCCTTCGGTGGGAATTAGGAACCCATGACTGTTTTTAACCGTGGGATCATTGAATGTAAATCGCTTTTTCTTTTGTCCGGGTTTCGGCATTGGTTTTATGAATTCATTCTTTATTAGAGGGACAAATATGTAGTAACAAAATGTATCCCGCAAGAAACTGTAAAGCCCGTGTACAGAGTAGTTAAGAGGCTTTCCGGTTTTTTTATTTTCGCGCGCGAATTACCCACTTTTGCCTTCAAATCACACCCATGGGACTAAAGAAAACCGAAGCAAAAGAATATGCCAGAATGCTGTTTTTGGATACAAGCCAAAAACTCACCAATAAGGAAATTGCCGATCGTGTAGGAGTACGTCCCAATACCATCACTAAGTGGATAGATCAGGAAGCCTGGAAGAAACTGCGCAAGTCCCTTATGGTCACCCGCCAAAAAATGATTGGTGATCTATATGATCAATTGGAGTGGTTGAACAATCACATCATTACACGTAAGGTGCAGTATGACGTTCCGGAGGATTTATTGAAACCCAAAATAACAAAGGATAAAAATGGAAATGATAGGGTAGAGTACCCAAAATACAACGAAGAAGACTTTCCGGTAACAGTTGGGAATTTTGCCACTACTAAAGAAGCAAATACAATTGCAGTTATAACTACTTCCATAAAAAGGTTAGAAACCGAAACTTCAATTGCTGAAATTTATGAGGTTGCAACTGGATTCCTTGACTTTATCAAGCCTCAGGACTTTGATTTATATAAGCGCCTGGTTCCGCTATTTGATGTATTTATAAATTCCAAACTCTCATAGATGGCTAAAGCTGAAGACAAGAAATATTTAGCCCTCTGGAACCAATACAGGGAAAATAGTGCAAAGGCAACACCTGTTGACCTTAATGAAACCCCTGCACAAAAACAAAAGCGTATTGCCCATCTGGAAGCTCATCCGGAGGAGTGGAAAAAATATTATTTCCCGCATTATTGTACTTCAGAACCTGCGAAATTTCATATTGATTTTACCAAAAGATGTATTGCAAATTCAGAATGGTATGAAGTTGTTTCCTGGGCGAGGGAATTGAGTAAATCATCTACGGCCATGATGGTTTTCTTGTTCCTGATCCTTACCGGTAGGATCAAGAATTTTGTATTGGTCTCCAACACTTTCGATAATGCAAAACGACTGCTATTGCCTTTTAAGGCCACACTGGAATCCAATAATCGTATCATTAATGATTATGGGGAACAGGAGGGAATTGGCAATTGGGAATCCCATGAGTTTATAACCAAGAAAGGGGTTTCATTACGTGCTTTGGGTGCAGGGCAAAGCCCCAGAGGTACAAAAAATGATGCAAAGAGACCGGATGGTATTCTTATAGATGATATTGATACCGATGAGGAATGCAGAAACCCTGATCGTGTTACCGAAAAGGTGAAGTGGATCAATGAAGCACTTTACCCAACCAGATCAACCTCCAATGATCTATTATTTGTAGTGCTAGGAAATATCATTGCAAAATATTGTTGCATTACAGAGCTTGCCAAAAAAGCAGACCGGCACGATATAATCAATATCCGGGATAAAGAAGGTAAAAGTACCTGGCCTCAGAAAAACACCGCAAAGCTTATAGATCGGGTGTTATCTAAAATTCCCTGGAGCGCACAACAAAAGGAATATTTTAATAACCCAATTTCTGAAGGTGATACTTTTAAAGATATCACCTACGGTAAATGTCCGGCTCTCAAATTTTGTGATCAGGTATTTGTATATGCCGATCCTTCGACCTCCAATAAAGATCGTGGGCGCAATAAGCAAGCTTCTTATAAATCCGTAGTGGTTGTTGGGAGTATGGGTAGGAAACGCTTTTTATATAAAGTTTGGATAGATCAAACCAGCAATGCAAAGTTTGTGGACTGGCTCTATGAATCCTATTTATACCTGAAGGAAAAAAATGTGGATACCAAACGGATCTACATTGAAAACAACAGCTTGCAGGATCCACACTACCAGCAAGTGTTACTGCCCTTGATTTATCAGCGTGCAGATAGTTATGGATTTACCATACCAATAACTGAAGACAAACGCAGAAAGGCCGATAAGTTCTTTAGGATCGAAGGAACCTTGGAACCTCTCAACCGTCTTGGAAATCTGATTTTCAACAAAGCTGAAAAGGAAGATCCAAATATGATACGTATGCACGATCAAATGATAGGCGTAAGCGAAAAAGCTTCTGTAATGGACGGGCCCGATTCCCTTGAAGGGGCTTGTTGGCTAATTCAAAACCGAACGGTACAAAAAAATATGGATTATTCATTTGGGGCTATTAACTCACGAAAATACTAAGTTATGTTTTTAAATAAATCAGATATGCCAAGTACGATATACGGCTATCAATTGGAACAAATCACTGAAGGCAATGATGATATTATTGATATCGCTATGGCCGCAGCTGAAGAAGAGGTACGCAGTTATCTATCCGGAAACAATAAAAGACAGTGGCAGGATGGGAGGTTGCAATACGATGTAGATGCAATTTTAAGCAAAGTGGCAGCTGAACGAAATCCGCTGATCTTAAAACACGCTACCACCATTGCCAAATGGTGGGTAGTGGAGCTTTGCAATGCCGATGTGATCTATGAGCAAACAAAGGAACGATATGATCGTGCCGTAGCTTGGCTCAACAAATTGGCAAATGGTGATGTAAACCTAAGTTCGTTACCTCAAATTGATAATGAATTAAGCACCAAAGAGCCTTTTAGTTTTGGCTCACGCAAAAAATTTAATCACGAATAATTATGAGCAGTAGAAAACATAGAACAAAAAAGCAATCGCATAATTTGGCTTTAAAAACAAATGCAGCCGCCCCAAAATATACCGCTACAATTGCCCCAAAGGCAGTGGCGAGCACTCGTAAAGACATTGCCAGTTGGAAAACTGCCGAAAAATTAACCAACCTGGTAGATCTTCCCAAGTGGTATTTAATTCAACAGCTTTTTAAGGAAATTAAGCTGGATGCATTATTGACTTCACAATTACAAAACCGCCAGTTAAAAGTATTGGCAGAACGTATTGTACTTAAAAAAGCCAACGGGGATGTAGATGAGGATCAAACAAAATTGATCAACAATGCCAAGTTTACCAATGAAATCAACAAACACATTTTGGACAGTGTTTTTAATGGCCATTCATTAATTGAATTGTCTTTAAATATTGAAAAAGTACTTCAGGTAGACTTATTGCCCAGGGAAAATATAGATCCCAGAAATGGAAGGTTATATCCCGATTATACTGAAGATACATTTACCCCTTACCGTGAAGTTGCAGAATACGGTACCTGGTTATTGGAGTTTGGAGCCAAGGGTAATTTAGGTTTGTTGAACAATGCAGTTCCCCACATATTATTTAAACGATTTGCACAAAGTTGCTGGAGTGAATTGTGCGAGATCTATGGAATTCCGCCCAGGGTCATGAAAACAAATACGCAAGATCCTGCAATGGTAAAACGGGGCGAAACGATGATGAAAGATATGGGCGCAGCCGCTTGGTTTATCATTGATGAAAGTGAAAGCTTTGAATGGGCAAAAGGCGTGAATACCAATGGGGATGTTTATAGCAATTTAATGACATTTTGCAACAATGAAATTTCATTGTTAGTTACAGGAGCTGTTATTGGCCAAGATACTCAAAACGGTAGCAGATCTAAAGACGAAAGCGGTCAGGAAATGTTGAACACTTTATGTGATAGCGATTTGCGTTTGTTGGAGCAAGCTTGGAATACCACCGTTATACCTGCACTCTCAAAAATAGGGGTTTTAAAAGGTGAGATCACCTATGGATATGAACAAACCGAAGATATAAGCCAGTTATGGACTATGACCAAGGAATCCTTGCCTTATTTTGATGTGAAGCCGGAATGGGTAAAAGAGAAGTTTGGCATTGAAGTAATTGGGAAACGAGAAGTGCCAAAGCAACAAAACACCCTTAGCCTTGGCGCGGATTTTTTCGACTAAGCCCTAAAGGTTACTTTGGGGCATTGCACGGCAGGCTATCGCATTTGTACAATTGCACTTGCGGCCATTGCAACCATCAACAACAGGATTTACAGTTAGCCTTAAATCCTAAGTTTAAACGGCTTTTAAAGACCGTTGAAAAGGCTTTTAAAAAGCTGCACAAAAAAGGGAGTTATCACCCGGACGATTTAAAAGAGGTACCGGAATACCAGGACATCATAATCCAAACAAACGGATTTTTATCCAGGGCGCTTTCTGATAATGAAATTAGCGATTCTATGCGCAAAAGCATGGAAGAGGATATATTCCTGTTTTCAGGATTAAAAACGCACGCACAATTATTTGAAGCTTCGAGGCAGCTGCTTACCGAAGATAAGAAAATCAAGAGCTTCTCCCAGTTTTCAAAAGATGTCTCCAGCATTAAAAAAAACTATAACGAAAATTACCTGGAGGCAGAATATGACTTTGCAGTAGGTAGTGGTTTAATGGCAGAGCGTTGGGAGAACTTTAGTGATGGTGATCGCTATTATCTTCAGTACAGAACTGCCAATGATGATAAGGTGAGGGATAGCCATCAGACACTTCACAATACCACCCTTCCAAAGGATGATCCTTTTTGGGACTTATTCTTTCCGCCAAATGGTTGGCGTTGCCGATGTACGGTAGCTGAAGTATTGGCTTACTTAAATGATTTAAGTGATGCCGTGAAAGCTCATAAATCTGGAAAAAGCGCAACATACCAGGAGAGCAAGAACGGTAAGAACAAACTGGAAATTTTCAGGTTTAATCCCGGAAAACAAAAAGTGGCTTTTCCGCCAAAGCATCCCTACCATAAAGTAGCGGGAGCAGCTAAGGCAAAGCCTATTATTCAATTATTGCGGAAAAAATAACCTAAGTATGGATTTTAAAGATGTGGTTAAAAATATTGTGGATGATGTAGCGGTAGATCTCACACAGGAGTTTGACCGTAACTTTGAGCGCAAGGCATTCTTTAACAAGAAATGGCCTGAAACCAAGCATACCTATAGCCGGGGTTCTTTACTTGATAGAAGCGGTAAATTAAGGAGGAGTATCAATAAAACCAATACAGGGCATTCCATAAGTTGGAAGAGCTCACTTCCCTATGCCAGCATCCACAATGAAGGTGGAGAAATAGAAGTTACCGCCAAGATGAAAAGCTACTTTTGGGCAATGTTCTATAAGGCAAACGGAGCAGCTAAAGGTAACAAAGGCGGTAAAAAAAGAATAGAGAAACTTTCCGGGGAAGCTGCCAAATGGAAGGCCATGGCATTAATGAAAGTTGGTACCATAATGAAAATTGACCAACGGCAATTTATAGGATGGGATCCCCAAGTGGACAGGCGGGTACAACTCATCGTAAACCACAATATGGAAGAGGTAGGAAAAACAATTAAAAAGAACTTAAAGCAATGAAAAACATAATCGATAATACTCAGGCAAAACTCCTGTCAATACCGGGATTTAAATATGTTGATGAAGATTGGGGACAACTGGATTACTACAGTCCTAACTTTCCGGTGCAATGGCCATGTGCTTTAATAGATATTACCAATGCCGCTTATAGTGATGTCGGGAAAGATCGGAATAAGGATCCACAGCAACGACAAATGGCAGACTGTTACCTAACGCTTAGTATTGCCGATTTAAAATTGACCAATTCAAGTGGACACGCCCCGAAGCCTCAAAAGGACAATGCCAGGTCTATTTGGCAATTGATAGAGGCGGCTCACACGGCACTTCACGGATGGAACCCTGAGGAATTTGCCGGGAAATTAATAAGAAGGGGAATGCAACGTGTAAAGAGGGATGATGGGGTGCAGGAGTATAGATTAACCTATAGTTTTAGTATAACCGATGTTTAACCAAATATGGAAAGCTGGCTGTCTTCCAAAGCTTTGATCTCTTTTAGTTCTTTATTGACAGAGGTACCAAGAATGGTGTATAAGGTAGTTCTGGAAATTGCATATCTGGGATAGATATACTTACGCCATACTGTCATTACAGAATTATCTTCTGTTTTATGCTCGTGATAAAGCCCTAAAACCAATTGGTAGCGAAGAAGCTTATTCTTTTGAGTGCCAATCTCTTGTTTCTGACGTTTTGTCATAGACAAACTTAAACAAAATATTTAAATCGGCAATATTATCGCATAAAAAAACCACCCGGATTAAGGGGTGGTTTTTAAATTTTTGGCTTTTGTTAATGGAACTTCCTAATCAACCAATATGGTTCTTTTGAAGTACTTTCAAATTTATAATTCCAATAACCATCATTACCTTTTGCAGTATATTTAAATTCCTCACGAACTCCCGTGATTGTTGCTGAGGCATCAAAGTACTTTTTCCAAACAGGAAACATATCTAAAAACTTAAGCCTTGCTTGGTAAAATCTATATTTCTTTTCACCTTCAATTTCCAAGGTTTTGTCCTGGCCTTCATAGAACACTTCAAAATCAATTTCATAAAATTCTACATCAATATGATGGCCACTCTTAAGTACTTTATTAAGGGCAACGGTATCTGTAGAAGCCTCTATAAATTCAAAGGTTAAAAGACGAGAATTTTCCTGAACATCCCAAAGCATTAATTTTTCCCTAACATCAACAATAATGCTATCAGTAAAGGCAGCGGCTTCAGGTTTGCTCATACTCCTTAAATGGGAAAGATCCTGGGCTTGAGAAGTGCAAAAATGAAAGATGCTAATTAATAGTAGTAGTTTCTTCATGGTTTAAAGTTTAGGTGAAATTACAAAAATATATATAACTGAGGGTTTATTAATCAATTGGAGGATTTAACGTAAACCTTGCTTTGGCCTGACACCAAGTTTCGCATTGATTCACATCGTTGCATGTGCAGGGAGGTAAACTATATCGTATTTGACCTTCCACAAAGCATTCGTCCCAGAATTCCCGAATATCACCATAACTCATTCCAGAGTCTAACAAGGTTTTGTTGATCCTGGTAACGTGTTCCCGAAGCGCTTCCTTTGGTTCTTCGGGTGTTCTGTGTTTTTTTCGATATTTCTCAAGCGAGTAACCTGCAATACAGTAAAGTGCAAAAAGTATTATTGCTATGACAAGTATTCTAGTAAGCCAAATTGAATGTTCTATTTCCATTTTAAAGGTTGTTTAGGTTATCTACTCGTTTAATGTCTATTACCGATGCCAAACTGCATTCTACAAACGCACCTTTGCTTGACACTACGCAAGGAAGCGTGTATAATACATCAGCTGTCATAAGTGCGGCAATACACTTTCTCATCGCATCGCTCCAGGTTACATCCCATGTACCCACAACCCGTAAAGGGTTTATTGCCTCATGACCCAATTCATTGATTTGTCGCTCTGCCTCTTTAAATTTATTGATACATTCCAGTTTATTCTCTCCGGTTACTTTTCCGGCTATGTAAATTTTCTTTTTCATATTTTGATTTTGAGATATTAGTATTCAGTTTATTTATTCCCCCTTTGGGGGCTAGGGGGATTTTATTGGGCATATCCTATCGCTTCTGGTACGCCTTGAAGGATCAGCCCAATTATCATGGCAACACAGCAAACAAGGATAAATCCGGTCACAGTGCCAACAATGATCTTACCTAATAGATTGAATTCTTCAGTGAAATTTGCGTAGTTTAATAGTACTTGTTTCATAATATTAGTATTGAGATGTTAGTATTGAGTATTGAGATTTTTTAAAATCCTAATTGCTTTGAAATTTCTGGAGTAAATCCACCCGCTTCTTTCCATCTTTCATATAGAAGGTGATTGATTTCTATTTGTTCTTCATTTTCTGGCGAGGGTAAAAAGCGATGCCATTTACATAACTGAAACCGACCTGCTATTTTTGCCTGTTCTAATGTTGGGTATTGCATTTTACTCATCTTTTAAAAAATTGGTTGGACATTCTGTTAGCTTGAAGTCATACACAAATACAAATGGATTGTCATCCCATGATTTTTTTCCGTTGATAGTTTCCCATAGAGATTCAAAAGACCAAACGGCATCAATATCAGTGTGTGCAGCTTCAGGTTCTGTGTATAAAATATAGCCTGTAGATCCAAAATCTGAATGCTTTTCTACACCTTCCGCGATTGCATCTTTTTCTGAAATATCATTTAGCCTTTCCACTCTCACATTGGTGCATTCCAGAAAGATCCTGCAAACTTCTTTAGGCATAAAAATGGATGGCCTCCAAGTCATTCTTTTAAAAAACTCAGGTAGCCATTCTTCTAATTCCTTTTGTTTGTATAAATATGGATGCTCCAAATCATCACTATACTGCCAGGTTTCGCGAACCCAAATAATATCCCCAATTTGATATTTTCCAAAGGATATAAGTCCAAGGTGGCTGCTATTAATTTCGACGACAGAACCAGTAAGTTCAACGCCTTTCTTTAACTGAAATGAATATTCATCATCGTTAACTATAGGCTGTGGTTTAATTATCCTTCTAGTTTGGGTTTTCCGGTTTTCCAAAATGGCTGAAACCATTGGCGTACTAAATAGTATTGGTCTAATTTTCATATTTATTTATTTTAAATATTTCTTGTTTTGGTTCCTGGTGTAATCCACCCGGTTTAATTGTGCGGCAGCAATGGCAACTGTTTTTTTTACGCGTTCTGACATTTCCGCCCCATCCTTGTTAGACTGGGAATTGTCAATGCTATCTGATACAGCTGCTTTTAAACGCCGCTCCCAATAGCCCCGGATGTGCTTGATGATCTTATTGGCAGTTAAGCGGCCATAGATTTCACTCTCCTTGATTTCTTTTATCACTACCACGATATCCTCCAGCTTCAGGTTGCTCATTTCGTAATCGTTTAGAATTTCCACTGCAACAATTTCAGCTTCTTGGGTGTTCAAGGGTTTATCAAAATACATAGAGGTAGCAACGAATACCCTTCCGAGGGATTCTATAAGGTGATCCTGTCCTTGATCACGGCTCAGCTTGCCAACAGTTGGGGCTTTGGTGTTCATAGCGCTTTGCATGGTCATTTTACCATAGTGCTGCACCACAAGCCTGTTTTTATAATGAGGCGCTGTTATCAGTTCCACCAATGGTGGAGGTTCCGGTGTTGATCGCTTTTTTAACTGCATTTAAAATTACATTTAGACGTGAGTTAATATATTTTATATCCGTGTTTTCTTTATGAAAATCGGATAGCTTAGGCCAAGCCGCTAAAATGGTATTCCAAAGGCTAAGGGCTTCATCTGGAGACCCACCTACCTTGGTAAGGTGGGTAATGATCTTTTTTAAATGGGAAGCCTCCATAGCGCCAAATTTTGGAGGGAACCCGGTAAAATCTTCGTAGAACTGAAACCAGGCATCATTGAACAATGAAAAATGGCTTTTCTTCTTTTCTAAAGGCTCCAGGCTGATCTTATCTTTAAAGTGGTTTTGCCACTTTTCCATTTCGCTCAATCTAGGTGGGATTATACGGCCTAGTTCCATTAGCATGGAATCGGTGATTTTACCTTTAAGGCGTTCCAGTTTAGAAAAACTATTTCCCCTGTAGGTAAGTTTCAGGTAAGTATCAGTTTTGGGGATGTGTATTTTGTAGTGGGTAGTAGTTGTAGCCATTATTCTAGGTATAATCCCGTAGTAACTTGGGTTTTGTAATTTCCGCCTTCAACTTTTTCTAAGTTCATACGGTCGCTGCGTTCTTTTTCACTCATTTTTGAGGTGTCAATTTTGGTAACTTCCTCCTTCTTATAAAGGCCGCTGGCAAGAATATATTTTGTAAAAAATATCTCCTGAAGGTAGGTACGGGTGGCATTACGAGTTCGTGTAGTTCTACATCTTTTAACCAGGGGCAATACGAGCCTATTGTATTCAAGTTTCATGTGCCTCCTGAAGTATTCATAAGCAGAACTTAATAGCACAAAATCAAGATATTCCAATTCAATTACTACCTCACGTTTGCCCCATGTGTCCCTAATGGCTTTTGACGTGTCTGTATTGAGTAGATGTATCATAATTCTTCCTATAAGCCACAATTCAAGTTTAGTGGAGTATTTGAAGTGATATTTTCTTAAGTGAAGTGAGTCCAAAGATTTTTCATCTAGGTTGTATTTCTTACAAATACGGTCTAAGGCAAGTTTGGCATTATCCTTCTCGCCAGCTTCACCACGTTTTACAAGCTCATAAACTTTTAATAATTTATCTTTAATATGATTTTCCATAATTAACAATCGGTTTGAGGTTGGGTTAAATGCTGCCCACAAAAGGCGCATTTTGTAACAGTGGTTTCACAGGTAACAGCAGATTCCAATACAATGGTTTTACGGGCGTTTGCCGGATGTTTGCAGAAATCTTTAAAACTCAGGTATCTTTTTTTCATTTTAACTGTTGGTTTTGGTCACCATAGCCTCCAGGGCTACAATTACCTTTGAGAGTTCAATGGGTTCCATTTCCTGCAATGGCTTTTTAACGGGGGATTGTCCTATTGTGGATTTTCCACGCAACCAACCGTCCAGTGCGCCAAGATCGGCAACCTCATGGCCTGTAATGTGGTGGGGTTTACACCAACCGAACTGGATGCAAAGACTAAGAATGTATTTATGTTTTCCGTTGGCCTTGTCAAAGTATGACCAAAGCTTTCGGCGGTCGGTTTTAAGAGGAATGGTATTTTGTTTTGTAGCAGTCATTCTGTTTGGTTTTAGATTTAAAATTATACCGGAGCAGCATAACCACTCCGGTCAATCAATTCAAATTTTATAGGTAGCCGTTAAATATTGTGCGCTTCTACATCTCTTCAAGGTTTCCCTGAATTCACCAAAAAACTTTGCTTCTATCATACTAAAGCGGTCTTTAGCTATCCAGGTACCATCCATATCCTTTCTTACTTCTTTACCATTCACCAGGATAATATTATCTTCGATTTGAGTACAATTAATTTCTACAGCCATTTTATTAGGTTTTTCTATGGATTTATAATTAATGCCGGCAAGCTGATCATCGATCAGCTGCCGCATTTTTAAACTGTTCATAAGGCTGAAAATTGAAGGGAAATATCCTGGTACTTGCCGTTTTCATCTTTAATATACAGGCGGCAATATTGGGAGATTCCGCTCACTGTCTGACAATTGGTAAGATTATCAATTAACGCAAGCATTTCTTCATCGTCATTTTCAAGAGCTTGACGGCGAATTTTAACCAGTAACTTTGGATCATATTCGCCCGTCTTATTTTTAATCAGCAGCTCATCTATGTAGCCATACATCTTTTTGTTTCGCTTTGCGTATTTTTCTTTAAAGACATCTTTAATAGCGTTAATATGGACAATGGCCTCATCAGTAAAAGAGAATCGCTCCGGGCGATCTACTGTTACCTTCACAGTATCTGCCGTATTTTTAAGACTGAAGGACTTTGTTTCCTTTGGCTCTTTACCCTCAATTTTATACATACGATCGTATAATTCATTTGCCTGAAGGATCGCATACTCCTTGAGTCCCTTCATATCATTATGGATTTGTAGGAACTTAGAGGAGCTGTGTTTCAGAAAGTTATTTTTATCGGCTTCATGACGATTCTTTTCAATTGTAAGGGCTTTCTTTTTGGCACCTCTTTTTTCTGTTAACAGGGCTTCCAATTCGGCTTCTGTCATTTGGTCAACGGTTTTGACCGGTTTTGGGGTTGTGGTTTCTGTACTCATTTTAATTGGTTCTAAGGGTGAAATTAATTACAAGTCCGGCTCCGGATCTGTTTATGTTCAGGTTTTGGTTCCAGGCTTCGCCCAGGTAAACAAGATGCAATAGCTGGTCTCCGCCAAGGCCTTGTGTGATGTTCAGTTTTGCCGATTTTATGAGCTTTTCAGAAAATTCAATTTTCGGTTCGGATTTTACGGACAGGATGCCATTTAGGACTTCTTTGAAAAGTCCGATTTGAATTTCTTTATATTCAGCATCGGAAATTGGGATAGATGTATTCATAGTTTATAGTTTGTGGTTTTTATTATTAAATTTTTATTCTTCAATTGATTGGCGCTCATAGGCTTTTTTAATTAAGGGTTTTGAGAATCGGTTATAAATGGGTTGAATGTTTTCATTGTAGCAGGAAAGAGCCAGTTCTTTGGAAATCACATTTTCATAGAATTGGGTTTCTTCCATAAATTGGGTTTCAAATTTTTTAAGCTCTCTACACCACCACCTGAACAATGGTTGGCAGGTTAGCACCTTTTGAAGGGAAAGCAGGTTTTTTGTTTTGGTGCAGCTCCATTGAAACCATAGATCCATTATAAGATCCTGATATTCCCCTGGTGTAATTTTCAATCGTGCGTGTACTGTATTCATAGGTTTGTTTTTATTAATTAATAGATGCGCCTTGCAGCTTTTTATATCCTTCTGGCCAGATCACAAAAAGACCTCCATTAGGACCAATTGTCCGTCCCTTACAAGTTGCCAGGTAACCGCTAACAAATATTTTCATCTTGGCATCGTACATGATGTCTTCTTCAAGTTTTGTCCTTGGATTTTTTCCCTCGGCGTGACCACTTATGATGAAAATCTTATCTGGGAATTTTTTCTTTAGATGCATGTACTTTGAAAAATCCTTTGTGAAATAGGTAATAGAATCAATCACTACCACTTTTGGGGATCCTCTCTTTTCGAGATAGGCGTACAATTCATCGTAGTTATATCGCTGAACATTAAAATTATCTGCCACTTCATTCATTCGGCATAATTCGGTACGTTCCACAAAATCCGAATCGTCCATTTCCTCTTCCAAGAGATTGTAAAACACTTTCTCTGTTTTAGCGAACTCTTTAGCCAACATCATCTGAAAGGTACTTTTACCGCTTCCTGAACCGCCCCAGATAAACCACACGCCTTTGTTCTGAGGTTTTTTAAATGCCTGGAACCAGTCTCCCTTAAATGGGATCCTATCTATGTTTTGATTTTGAATATTCGCAACGGTGAGGACTTTTTTAAGTTTTGGTGTTTTACTGGATTCCTGATGGTTGGCTGATTGTTTATTCTGTTGGGGTTTGTCATTTTTTGAAGTTGTTGGGGAGTGATTCATTTAAGATTTTAGTAGTCTTTTGAGAGGTTTAACACTTTTTGAATAAAAGCTACGGTAATGGTCTCTCCAGTCCGATCTGCCTCACGCCTAACCGGCACCAGAACATCATGAAGCTCTCCGTAGTTATCGCATATTTTTCTTAGATACTTTTGAACCTCATTTGAAAGGCCGTTTAAAAAGAGTTTAAATGAAGTATCCACATTTGGTAATTTTCGGATCCCAAATTTTATCCGTCTGTAAAACTGAGGTATTCCGGGCTTGTCTTTTTTGCGAAGACTGTCAAGGTTTTTAAGTAATTGTGAAGTTCCTACCAATACAATAGAACAGTACTGGTGCAGGTAATCATATAGTTCCTTGGTCGCACAAAGGGCAGGGATCTTCATATATTCGGCCTCATCCATAATTAACTGAGGTTCCAGTCCGCTTTCCTTCATATTGCGCAGTTTTTTCGCAATATCCCGAAGCTTCTTGCTTTTTGTTTTTCCGGTAGTGATCTTCAGCTGGTCTATGATCTTATCTATAAGATCTGAGAGGTTATCTGAACTTCCCACGGTAACAACAAACGTATCTGCCGGATTTTTACGGTGGAACAGGTTCACGCTTTGGGTTTTCCCTGCTCCGGTATCTGCAATGATCAAATTGGTAGCACCGTATGCTTTAGCATCCTTTAATATTGATATTGCCTGGGTCAATTGTGGGGTGGGTATAATTTCCCAATAGGATTTGGTAAGTGAAAGGCCAATGAATTCTGCAATCCTTGTAAAATACTTATCGGAAATGGTTACGATCTTGTTTTTACCTGCGGAATAGGTGAAGTCTGATCCTTCTTTAAGAATGTGGGTAATAAACTCTTTGCCCATTCCTGCCTTGGAGGCAAAGTCGGATTGGGTTAGGTTGTTTTCAGATATATACAGCCTACATTTTTCGGCAATAAGTTGTTTGGTAATGTTATCCATAATTATGAGATGTATTCGTTAATATTCACTTTAGAGTCGTAGTATTCCTGCTGTTCATCGGCAAAGGTTTTCAATTGCTTTTTTTCTTCCTTTTTGGCAGTCTTTTCAACTAACTGACTGGAATTTTTGGCAACTTCCAAACGTTCCCGGCTTTTGTGGTTTTTGTGCTGACCTACACTGTCGGTAAGCAAATGTTTTGCAAGAGTGTCGTTTAGCTCAGGTCTGTCAAGAAGCGTATCAAGTAATCGGGAGTTGCTGGCACGCTCATCCACAATAATATCTATTGTAGTTTTATTGAAGTCTTTAATGCGTTTTAGCTCAAAAGGATCCTTCTCTGTCCTGTCTGCTAAAGCCATTGGTTGGATATATTTTTGCTCTAAGAGGTGTCGTTCGGTACCATCATCAGAAACGGCAAGAACCTGGCTAAGGTCATTAGTGTCATACTGGATGCTCCAGTCTAAGTGGGATTGATGCCTGAAATTTAAATCGAAGCTGTCGAAGTAGCATTTTTCACCTTCAATTTTTATCACAACACCTTCGCCGGTAAGTTTATTGGTATCACCTGTACTGCTACCAAATGTTAGTAGGTAGTTTTCAAGGCTCATGATCTGCTTGAATTCTTCTTTAGTCTCAAGCCAGTTTTGTTGGTACTCTTCCTGTTTTTTAGATCTCTCTGAAGAAATTAGAGCTTCAATTTGTGAAATACAGCCTTTTTGATCTGGAAAGCTCTTTTTAATCTTTTGCAGGTATTCACTATTAGGTTGGTTTTTGCTGCCACTATCTACGTTATGACCACTCCAATTGTCCAATAGTTTGCAATATTTTTTATTGATATAACCAAAATAAGGCTCGATCACTTTTGCTTTGGCATTACCAACTTCAGCAGGAGTAAAATGCGGAGTGATTGCCTTATAAATTGGAGTAAGGTTCTTTACGGCGTAGTTATCACTTTGAAGCTGGTAAGGCATATATAATTCGCCAAAAAGAGAATTAACGTGTCTCATGGAGTTTTGAAGTGCCTTTTTAATAAGTGCCGGGCTTTCATTTGTTCCTATGGCATAGCCTACAGGATAGTTATTGTGTGGATCCAATACCACAACTACCGTTAATCGATTGTGATAGGTGGTTACTTTATTTCCCTTCTTATCTATGGCAGTATCCTGGTACAACAATTCTACATCCCAACCATCCAGTGTCCAGTATAACATGGGGGTGGTTGGTTTTTTTCGTTTTACCTGCATTAGCACATTGCTTTTCAAGGATTTTATACCATTTCGGCCAGCGTGAATAGTAACTTTCTTTTTGTTTTTCCGGTTACTAACGGTCATTGGTGTTATTTCCTCCCATCCCAATTGCTTGGCCACTGCATTGTATATTTCTGAAATTAATTGGTTGTCAAGGTTGGTATGCTTGGAAAGCAATTCATCAAGCATTGCCATTTGCTCTTCGCCTTTTGTTTTAGAAGCATTAATGTTTTGAAGGCGACCGGATATAAGACTTAGAAAGCTTTCTTTCTTATACTTATTGGTTTTTCGTCGTAAACCATCCCTTGTCGCCGGAAGATCGTGGGCAACCTCCCTGAATGCATTCACATCGTTGCTAAGGCTTTGCCATATATCCAACTGCACACCGCCCAAGGCTTTTGCGTATGCACGGCGGTTGGTTTTCATCTCTAATACAGCATTGAGAACTGAAGCATTGTAAGTGTAGGTCTCAACCAATTTAAGGTCCAGTTTCTTTTCGTTTTTCTCACCATATCTATGTCCAACATAAAACTCATAGGCTTTTCGATCTGCTGTGTAATGTTGAGCAAACCAACTTTCTTTTATTTCTTCTTTCGGGTTTCCAAATTTTGTGGTGAGCCGATCCTTCCATTCTCTGGAAATTGAAGAAAAAAGTATAAGAGTATCATTGTTCAAAGCAGCCCGACGAAGTCTTTTTTCACAACTAGATTTTCGATTCATACGTTTTTTAAGAGCATCGTATGATATCACCCTGATGCTTTCCGAATGACGTTGGTATTGTCCGTCATTATCGGAAATGAGGTACTTAATTTTAAGTCCAAGCTTACCGTCGTAATATTCGTATGGTGATTCCTGCATTATTCTGGGGTATTGATTGTTTCCCGGGACGGACTCGAACCGCCCTGTATGCCTTTCGGGAAAATCACTACATTTAGGGTGTCTAATCTTAAATACTAGTGATATGTTATCTTCTTATGTTTTAATTGTTGATATAGTTGGCTCTAACCCTACCATAGACGAAGAGCAATTTCGAGCTCAAGTTGAGCCTTGTCTAGCCCACCTGACGGCGTTAAAGGGAGCTTTCGACCGTTCTCCTTGCACAATAAACTATTATCCTCCTGACGCTCAATCTTTAATACCTGAAAAGGAATTTTGGTCGGCACGTGGGATTGTGATGATTTCATTAGGGAAGAAGCGGGCAGAATATCTAGTTGAACTTTACGGTTCGATAATTCAGTTAATAATGTTGGAGTTAACTGATTTTGATGTGTGTAGTGAGGTGAGAAAACTTGAATTTTCATAATTATGCGTTTTTGTTTTCGAGACTGGATGAAATAAGGCTTGTATATCCTTCATCCTTGTATTTTTTAGCTTTAAGCCGTAATCCACTTGATGTAATTGGTAAGGTGTGGGGAACGTGCTTTAAATTGTTTACATCATTACTAAGCATGTCCCATAAATTCCCTGGTTTTACACCCGTAGCTTTTGCATAGGCTGCACGGTTGTCAATAATTTCAAGGAGCGAATTAAGTACCGAAGCATTATAGGTGTATTCCTGTATTTGTTTGATAGAAAGTCTTTTTTCGCTCTTATTTCTATAATTCAAATAGAAATCATAAGCTTTATTGTCTATCAATGTGGGTGTGAAGTTTATTTTACTCATATCTAATCCTTTTTAAATTTATTAATCAATGCTTCCCTGGATTCAATGATTTCCTTCATTGCCAGTACTGCTTCTTCGTTATTTCTGAGGTAACGTGCCCTTGCTGTATTCTGCGCTATATCGAACATTTTACCTAATGTCACATAGTCACCAAGCTCCATTCTGGGCTTTAATTTCTTTTTGAGCTTTATGATTTCTTCTAATTCCATATATTTGACCGTTCATTTATGTGTACAAATATATGTCAAACAATTTGACAATTACAAATAATTTGGAAATAATTTATTTAGAATATGATAAATTTTGGCGAAAACCTTCATTACTTGAGGCTTAGAAAAGCCCTAACACAAGATAAGATAGCTGAATCTATGCAGTTTACAAGAACTCAATGGGCTAATTATGAAAAAGGAGCTTCATACCCAAAGTTTAATGATTTAATTAAAATTGCCAGATATTTTGACATTTCGGAAAGTGATTTAATACATTCAAATCTGCGAGATGAACATTCCAATCTTCCTTTAATGAGTGAAAATAAGGCACTAAAGATTGATAATAAAAAATTACGAGTTTTCCCTTTAAGAACCGATAATGATCTACAACAACAATTAATTCCGATATATAACCTGGAGGCTACAGCCGGTCTAGTTGAATTATTTAGGGGAAGTGAAGAATTGGAAGTATTAGATACCATGAGTATCCCCAACCTGCCAAGATGTGATGGAGCCGTGTATGTTGCCGGGGATAGTATGTACCCATTATTAAAAAACGGGGATATTGTTGCCTATAGGAAAGTTGAAGATATTGAAAACGATATTTTTTGGGGCGAAATGTACCTATTGAGCATTGACGTAGGTGAAGAGGAATTTGTAACCGTGAAATACATTCAAAAATCTGAAAAAGGCATAGAATACATTAAATTGGTGAGTGAAAACAAACACCACCAGGATAAAGATGTGCAATTAAAAAAAATACGTGCCTTGGCCTTAATAAAGGCCACAATCCGGTTAAATACTATGAATTAGTAGAATTTATACACGGATCATAACATCAAAACATATTAAATTATTGATTTTCAGTTAATTAGTAGATGACATGTATTGATTTTGTTGTATTAGGGGGTAGTTTCAAGGCTGTTTTACCTGTTTTCACCGCCTTTTTTATGCATTTGGGGGGTAGTTTCATATAGTTTGTATGCATAAGATTGTCCCCGCATCTGTCCCCGCATCTGTCCCCGCATAGTAAAAATGGGGTGTTTTTAGGCAATTCGTGAAACGCTTCAAGAAACTGTTGTTTTTGGGGGCTAAATAAGACTTAACAAGCAGCCATAGTAACTGTGAGGCGTTAATTTTAGTGATGTTATCGGTATATAAGGTAATATGGGGTTGTAATGTCGGTAAGGAGTTTAAACGGCATTTAATAGCGGTTTAAAATAACGCAATAATATCGCTAAATATTACAAAGTGGGCATTTGGTAGTTTGCACCACTACTAACACAAAAACGCCCGTAGGCGTTGTGTTCATTAGTTTCAAGCGTTTTTTATGTTTTCTTTTTTAGTGGGCTTTTTGTTTTTTGGGGGGTACATCAATCATTTATTTTTTTATTTGCAAAAAATTTAATGTATTATTTATAATATAGTTTGAAAAAAGAATTACTTATTCAAATTATTCCTTAAAATTCGAAAAAATAATTTCCAAATAAGAGTTTTATAACACGTCTAAT